AAGAGTTAATTCCAAAAGCGACCACTATAATAAAAATCACAGCTAATATTGCAAATATCCATAACCCGATAATCTTAGCTAGTAAATATATACCTAAAACATACAGCATAAACAAAGCAACAATTCCAGTTGCAATTAGTAATGATTTACCCATTTCTCCTCCAGTTGAGTTTAGCGAGTTCCTAGCTCAGTATGATATAATTTGTTAGACCATAAAAATATAAACGTTAGAATTCACAATTTCGCTCAAGCTTGGTCAGCTTGGGCTTTTTTTATTTACTCCTAAGCAAGATGTACTGCCAAAAGCTCATTATCTTGTCGTACCCAAAGAGATGATAGGTTGCTAGAGATAATCCAAATCCTACAGCAACTACTATTAGGGCAATTAGTATCTTATAAATCACTTTCATTCCACAACCTCCTCGATATAGGCAACTTTGAAAGCTCCGTTGTCAGCAGTGTACCAACCTGCGTTGCTTTCGACTTCTTGGATAATATCAGCATAATTATCAGCTTTAACTGTATTTTTTACAAATGCAATTCCTTCTGGCTTGCAGATTGCAGCGCTATATAACTCAAATTTTTTCATCTCCACCTCAATCCATATGTTTATCAAGCCATTTTTCAGCTTCTGTCATTGTTTTCTCTTTCTTTAATAAGACAAGCAGTACAAAGTTCACGACCAAGAGGATAAGGTGGGTTTTGCGTATAATCCTTACTCATCACAAAGTCAAATCTACCTTTGCAATTATCACAAATCTGATTAAGTTTTTTTGATTCCGCCATCATTCCTCCCCGAACACGTTCTCAGACTCGTCAAGGTCTGAGCGGTTGAAATAAGACTGGTCCACATATAATTCACCGCAACGAATACAATATGTTGGTGCTTCATCTCCAATAAGTGCTGGTGGGTCATAATCATGCCCGAACAGCTTACACATTAGTTTCATTTTCTATTCCTCCACCATTTTTTAATATCATTTTTGAAAATGAATATGATAAAAGCCATGATAATAAGTCCCCAAATTGGAATAGCGATCATTGCTGCTTTTATGATTTGTATTAATAATTCTTGCAATTCATTATTCATTCAATCCCTCCCCACCAGTCATTGACCAGCGATATTAGTTTGTCGGTCATTCAATATATCCTCCTAAGTAGCTTGGTTCTTCATTTTCATCAATATCCATAACAGATATGGTAGTATAATCTAATTTCATTTCACTAGCTCGTTTATTAGCTTTCTTTTCGGTTGAGAATACTCCGAAAAGTTCTATTGATGAACCCCAATTTTCATCACAGGTATCTGCGGTTAAAACATATACTTTCATTTTATTTTTCCTTATTTTATTCTATTAGTGGAATCCAGTCAGGAAATTTACTTTCAATATGTTCAATTGCCTGTTCCGTCCATTCATTAATCCCTAAAAATTCCATTGCATCTTTGCTGTGAGGGATAACATTTATCTCTGAGAAACCAATCGGATTATTAGCACTGTTTTGAATGAAATAAACTTGTTTCACGGCCATTTCCAATGCATCACCATGAATGATTACACCATTCATTCCTCGAATTGCAAAGGCATGAATCAAGAATGAAATAGCTTCATCCGATAATTCTAATGCCTGGTACCAATAGTTACTCGGCAAATAGTTAAAAAAGTCAGCATTCATTCGGTCATCTTGCCATTTTTGAATAATTAGAGTTCCTGTTCCTGCTCCAGTTAAATCAGCACCTCCAGAACCACCTACAAGCAACGCTGTGAGCTTACCAAGTGCATCTGGTGTATAATGCTGTCCTTTTGCCGAAACAGCTGAGTGAGTCATAAAATAATCTCTGAAAAAATCAACACTCATGTCATGGTGGATATTTAAGATTTTAGAATAAAATTCTTCACGTCCTTTTTTATCAAAAACAAGTTCTTGAATTCGATTTGTGAAATTCATATGTTCATCAACATTGAGCATGTCATAGAATTGCTGCTCAGTAATTGTCATCTATCCCCTCCCCCACTTTCACTAAATCACGAGTAAGCGGGTTGAGGTAAACCATAGCTATCTTAGAGTTTCTAAACTCAGAATCACCATTGTCAAACCAATCAATAAGCTCTTTGCTCATTTCATCTGAATAGAAATAGAATTGCCAATTAGCCCAGTTAGTATGAGCAAACTTATCAATTTCATCCGCAATGCTTTTCGGAATCGTGAGCTGGGGTTGAACTCTTTTCCCGTTTTGTTGGATAATATCTCTCCAACCTTGAATTTCTTCACTCATCGCCGCTCCCTTCAAGTTCTTCTTTTGTCAATCCATTCTTAACTACTAGACCAACTGGGCACCCATCCCATCCAATCGCTGCGAGTGCATCATAAGCTATTTTTGCATCTTCTGTTGCTTCAAATCCGACCAATGTGCCTCCTCGCCAAATTTCTTGTCTGGTATAAGCTATTTCTGTCAGTGCATTTTTCGCAGTGTTAAGCTGTTCTTGGAGTTTTTCAATATCATCACGTAAAGACTGTACATATTTTGCCTCTTCAAGTTCTTCGAGTTCAATTTCTCGTTTACTTAACATTTTAGGTAAATCGCTCATTCATCTTCCTCCGCTTCAAGCGCCGCATTCTCAGCTAATACAACATCAATATTCTTTCCAGTCACTTTTTCGATATAATCAACTGCAAGTTTATGGGTTTTAGCTAGGTCCGCAAGCTTTCTGTCTACAAGGTTTCCCACAACAATATCTTGAGTGATATTTGCTGCTGTGCTCGCTTCAATCAACGTTTGAATACAGCTCTCTAGTTCTTCTTGGAGTTTTTCAACCTTATTCATTAATTCAAGATATTTACTGTCATATTCAAAATCAGACAAAAAGGTATCAAAACTAAAAGCTGTACAATAATCAACATCAGTAGTTTCAGGATGTCCATTATTGGTAACCCAAACTACAATTTCATTAGTATGCCAATGCGGCCCGCAATCAATAACGTTATAAAAGTCACCTCGTGTATATTCTGTTGAGCTTTCTCCGACATATCTAAATGACATGATTTGATAAGGTAACCCTAACTCCACTCGTAATAACTTTCCATTCGTTACTATTTTTTGGTCTTGGCAATATAAAGCCAAAACATTATCTTGTCCGGTTTTAATCATTCTCACACCTCCCCAGTTGAGCCAAAACCGCCTGTACGCTTTCCATTTGCGTTGTCATCGTCTGTTGTAAGGTATTTGACAAATACCCCTTGCATTATTCTTTGACCTTTAGAAATGGTTACAGGCTCTTTTGAGATGTTCATAAATAAGCCTTTAAATTCTTGTGGATAGTAATCTGAATCGATAATTCCTACTGAATTAATCAATGCAATGCCACGCTTAACTGGATTACTTGAACGGTCGTATAATTTCAATACTTCATCATCACCAAGTTGAACAGCTAGCCCAGTGCTTACCATTTTAATTTCATCAGGTTGAATCGTAACTGTTTCACTTGCTGAAATGTCATATCCTGCGCTATGTTTTGTCGCTCGTTCTGGAATAGTCGCATTTTCGTTTAGTTTTTTAAATTTTCTTGTCATTCTCCGTCCTCCACAGGCACAAGCTCATAGCTCCCAGTTTGCATGCTGTCGATTTCTTGCTGGGTGAATGATAATTTCCACGCTGTGCCAATAGAATGCGTAAGTGGGTCTTCTCCAGTCCAAAAAAAGTATCTATCCTTGTCTTTAAACCGATTATCCTTTGCAAGGAATTGTCCGGTTAACTCATCTCTCAAATAGAACAGCTGCGGTTTTTCGACTGTGTAGCCGTCTAGCCATGCACGCATATAATCTTCTTGGTGTTCAGAAATCCAAAATACAATATCTTGTAGTGTTTCTTCTGTAAAGCCAGTTTCTTCGTATGTTTCTGGATTTTTTAGTGGTTTAAGGCCTTTAGTTTTTAATATTTCTATCCACTCAGCAACATCTTCAGGCACGGCTGGAATAGCTTGCTGTTGGAATTTAGGTTCAACTGCCATACCGTTTGAATCGAATGTAGTACGCTCATCTCGCATGAATGAGTTTTCGTTTTCGAGCTTAAGAATACGTTCATCTTTCTGTTTCGACTCATATTCAAGATAATCGGCATATTGACGCATTTTGCGGTATTGGCTGAAAACTTCTTGCATATTATTATTTAGTTCAGTGAGTGGTCCATTAGCCGGTCTTTTTACTTCTTCTTCAAACTTAGTCATTTTTCGTGTCCTCACTTTTTTCATCTTCACAAGTGAAGCAAATATAATGCCCTTCATCTAAAACCTTATCAACGATTGAACTTTCAGTTGTAAATATGAAATTCTCTTTGCATTTTTCGCATGTTACATTTATTTTTTTAGTCATTTTTCGTGTCCTCCAAGATTGCGATTAGTTCGCTACCATTTTTTATTTTGATAATTTTTATTTTTCTGTAAAGGAAACCGCAGCTGAAAGCTTCAATATCATTACCACATTCAAATTGGACTATGATTCGATTTTTTTCAGTTTTTAAAATAACTGTCATTCCTTCTTCAATCACTTTTAGTAAACTTTCAACTGTCATTTATACACTCCTAACCAGTACATCATCTAGCCAAACTTCTCCGATAAAGTCCTTTGAGATTGCACTATTAAGAAAATCAGTTTGTTTTTTCAGCCATTTTTTATTCCAAGTTGATGCATCTGGCAAAGGACATAGATTTGCGTCATAAGCTTGAAAAGCCAATTTAAGTTCATCAGATTCTTTTTCATCAAATAAAAATTCTACAGTTGCATATCCTAGTCCATTTGAAAATCCACATTTATATTTTTCTGTCCACTTCATCTAGCTGCTCCTATAATCCTAATTCTTCTTTTCTTGAGTTTTCGATTGCCATTTGCGCTCTGATATTTCTTCGCAACCTACGTTCTTCTTTTGTTTCGTGCTTTCTTCGGTCACGATCGGTTATTTCATCAGAAGTCTTAGATTTTGAACCACCATAAGGCTTCCAACCGGGATATTTATCCATCATCGCTTTTTCATTTACAATGGCGACTTTGACTGCGTTCTTTTTTGGAGAATTAGCCATACCATTTTTAACCCAACCAGCGACTGAATGAGGTGATACAAGAATCATTTTTGAAAGCTCTTTTTTTGTACCAGTTCCCATTTTTATCCCATTGAAATATACATCATAAATTTTTTCTAATCTTGCCATCTCCTGCCTCTTTCAATCCACTTAGTTTATTTTTCCATTGCTCATGAAACCATTCGTCGTCTTTGTCAGCAACTTTATGATTCTTCAAGATATCCTTGTCTTTAAAATCTAGGACATTTTTTTCTTTTTGCGTTGTCATACTAACACCTCACATTTTAGCTTCTAAGCGCTTTTGCCTAGTTCGTGATAAATTATCCATGAAATGGTTTAAGCGCTCAATGTAACCGTAATTTTCATGAATTAGAGCTATTAAAGTTCAATTGCTAAACCTTGAATTAATTCTTCAAGTGTTTTGTATAAATCTTTCCATTTCATTTGCTTTGAATGGTTGTATTTATTGCAAATATCTAAGTAAAGCTTAGAGAGTTCGTGATTGTGCTTAGTTCGACCGCTGATTTTCACAGACAATTCTTTGTGGTTAGCGTTGAAATTATTATTTCTTGCCAATCCATACAGCTTTTTCAAAGTGACAAAATTTGTTTTAATCAATTTTTTCTCCAATTGCTTCGAGTGATTCTTTAGCATAGTATCTAATTTGTGATGGATACTCCTCAAATAAATCTAGCTGTGTCACGTTATTTTTGATACGCTGCAGCGACTTGTTATAGTATTCTTCGTTAGTTTCAAAGCCAATGAAATTTCGCTCAGTGTTTAAGCAAGCAATTGCTGTTGTACCTGAACCCATGCAATTATCAAGTACTATATCACCTTTATTTGTATAGGTTTTAATAAGATATTCAAACAAGGCCACTGGCTTCTGTGTAGGATGTAATGAACTATTTTGTGTATCTGTACTAAATATTTGAATACTACGAGGATATCTTTCAGTAGATGAGTAAGTGTAATCTTGCTTCATTTCACCATAAACATCAGTTTGATGTTCGCTTGAACGAAAAGATGTTTTTAAATTATGACCTGATGTTTTTTGTGGATTATAAGTAGGTTGATTTTTGTAAAAAACAGAAATAATTTCATGATTTCTCATGGGTTGCTTTTTTGCATTTAAAAACCCTGTTCCTTTTACTTTGTCCCATATCCAATCGTATTTATAAATTTTTAGATTACTCAATCTTAAATGGCTGCTAAATGGTTCAGCTCCAGTTAGAACAATTGCGCCATTATCTTTGATAATTCGCTCATATTGTTTCCAGAGCTTATCAAATGGAATTATAATATCCCATGAACAGTTGGTGTTTCCATAAGGCAAATCACACAAAATCATATCTACAGAACCATCAGGGATTCGCTTCATTCCTTCCAAACAGTCCTCATTGTAAATTTTGTTTAGTTCAATCATTTATTTATACCTCTGTAATTTCAATTTCTATTCTGTTTTTCTCGTCATTAACCTTTTTAGCTTCAAGCCATACAATCTGGCTGTCGTCACTGTAATAACGCAACTTAGTCATATAATCTTGTAAGTTCTTCATAAGATTGTCTAAGTCAGGTCTGCTTGTTTTCCATTGCCACCAACGCTTTTTTTGCTTGATAGCGTAGAAAAAAGTAACGGATAGCTTCAAAGGAACATTTTTTTCAAAGCACTCTTTCGGTTTATTTTTCATGAGTTGAGCTTTAAGGCTGTAGTTTTTTGTCCCTCTACGGTCATAGAATTGAAGTTTCCCTTTCACTTTTTTAATGCCTTTTTGCTGCTGAGTAGTTGGCATTTTATCCAATTCAAATTCAAACTTCATTCAAATCTCCTTGCTATTTCGTAAATAACTGGTACTGTCACACTGTTCCCAGCTTGCTTGTATAGTTGACTATTTGAATTTACTTCTTGCGCCTTTTCAAAAGCCCAATCTGGAAACCCTTGAAGACGCCAACATTCACGAGGTGTCAGCTTTCTAATTCTGATACCTGATTTCAGTAAATTATTTTCGTGCCAAGAATTAGATGATAATGTCGGGGCAACTTCATGCTCTCCACCTTTATTAAAACCTCTTGGCTTTTGAACAATTTTAGGAATATTTCCACTTCCCCCACCTGCTTTTAATGTTCTTGCTAATCCTTCAACATCAAAAACATTTTGTTCAAAATGCCAACCATTTTTTGTTTTACCTTTTAATGGGTTTTGAACGATAACTGCTTGGTTACAAGAGGTATCTAAGGTTTGAGCGACTTGTTTGCCCACTCTGCCACGTCTTGTTTTTGAGTTGGGAACTGAAAGATTGATACTATCTCCAAGGTTAGCAATTGCAAATCCTTGCTTTGTCGCTTCTTTAACTCTGATTGCAACCTTTGGCCCTTCACCTTTATTTGTTGTAAGGGTAGGTGCTAATCTTTCGGAATCATAAACATTTCCATTAATTCCATTACCGCTTGGATTTACATTTACTAATATTTTTGGCTGTAAGTTACCACCTTGCATAGTTTTCAGTGTTGGAGATATTCCATCAGTACCAAATACATCATAAGTTGAATGACCATGACTTTCTCGACCATTGACTATACGTTTAATAGCCCCTGGGTTTTCTCTGGTGATAGGAAATACTTCTCGTCCACGTTCTCCTCTAAGATGTCCGATAATGAACACACGTTCTCGGTTTTGTGGAACTCCGAAATTTTTGCTGTTAAGTATCTGCCATTCTGCATCGTACCCCAATTCATTAAGGGTGGAAATGATAGTTCTAAAAGTTCGCCCTTTGTCGTGAGATAAAAGCCCTCTAACGTTTTCAAGGAATAAAGTCCGTGGTTTGATTTGTTCAGCCGCTCTGGCAATCTCGAAGAATAGCGTTCCACGAGTTTCATCAAGGAATCCTTTTCTTTTACCTGCGATGGAGAAAGATTGGCAAGGGAATCCTCCGCAAATAAGCTCAACTGTTCCTCGTAAGGTTCGCCACTCTTCATTGCTAACTGTTGTAATGTCATGATATTCTCGTTCTCCTTCTGTGTTATGAATGGCTTTGTAACTCTGCCGGGCAAATTTATCAATTTCGCAAAAACCTACACATTCATGTCCGGCTTGCTCAAGTCCAAGTCTAAATCCACCAATTCCGGCAAATAAATCAAGAAATTTCATTTTCTTCTCCATATATCATTAATTCGGTTGCTGCTTCATTGCTGATTTTCTTAACTGATGCAATAAAGGTCACTGGGTTCATTACAATTTCTTTTTCATGGGCCCATTTTACGTATCTTACAAACTGCTGATAAGTTACTCCCGGAACAAAACTTAAGTAATATTCAGCAAGTTCTTTATCAAATGCACTTTTAGGGATTTCCCAAGCCATTTATTAAAGCCTCCACTTCTTCATCGGTCATATATTCCCTATCCTTTTTAGTTTGAGGATTAGACCATTCTGGAGCAGATTTGACAACTTTATTATTTTTGTACATTTGATTTTGAATAGGCATTAAATCGTAGTCATCTTCCCAACCCTTACCGTTAAACCATGTGCTACCATGCTTTATATAGTTTTGTTGGGTATTTTTAACTCTTATTTCTGCCAAATAGTTTTCAAGACCAGTTTTAATCTCTTCGTCTGTCGTTCCAGATTTTACAGCTCTTTTATAAGCTAATAGAGCTTTCGGTTTTCCTTTTTTGTTAGGATATATTTTCCAAAGATTATTAAATCTAGTTTCTAAATCAGACTCTTTATCGGATTTGTCCGATATATTATTATTTGATATATTAATTGATTTATTAGATGATATATTATCTTTAAAGTTTTCTTTAATACCCCCATAAAGATTTCTTTTAGGGGTATTAAAATTTTCTTTAATACCCCCATTAAGTTTATTTAAACAGGGGTAAATA